GCAGCATTGTACGGGGATGATAACACATTCACGGTGGCTTGTGAAATAGTGCGAAGGTATAACGGTGAGACGTTAGAGAGATATTGCAATGGTATGGGCTTGACTTTGAAGGTCAACCACGAAGCTATGCGACCACAGGATTTGGAATTCTTGTCCATGGGGTTCGCAGTCAAAGACGGGATAGCATTCATGCGTCCACTGAAATTGAAAAAGTTTCGTGCTGGGCTGTTATATCGTGATGACGGCAACCCTGCAACCCGTTTGTCGAGGGTGTGTGCGTACAAAACTTTGTTGTTTGGAGCGTATTACGCAGAGCCAGACAGTGAGGCAGGTTTACTGTACATTGATTTGACACGCGAGGAGCAGAGGTTAATGGATCGCTATGATAGCTTGTTGGCCAACGACTCCGAATGGATTCAGGCAAAGTGTCAGCGGAGTGATGAGTTCGATTTGTTACGTTTGCATATGTCATATGAAGGGGCGGGGACGCCCGCTTTAAAAGAACAATGAGTGGAAAACCACTTAAACAAACGAAAATTGATCAATCATTCAAGCAGGCACGCGGGAAGCAGCCAAAGAAGCCAAAGAAGAAAATTTCAGCGGTGGAGGCAGCAGCCCGTGCCAGACAATCGGAGCGAGATAAGTTGAGAGCGCAGGTAGGTGCGTTTCAGACGTCCAAAATTTTGCAAACATTTGACATTGAGGCAGGTCGCAACGTCTTAGACGTAATGTGGCCAGAATTGTTTGAGGAGATTCATTTACACAACAAGGACTGCAATCAGTGGCAGACACCAGTTTTGGAGGTGAAACATCTTCAGGTGGTTATGTCTTTGTCAGAGGACATTTTCGGTGCAGCACATTCGGTGTACTGTAACCAACCGCAGCGACCACATTTGGAGGGCTCAGATGTGAAGCAACGGCCGGAAACCTTGGCTGGGGTGACACATTGTCTTTCAAAGAGCTTACGGCAGAATATGCCTATTGGATGGAACAGTGCGTTGATAATGTTGGATCGGGAAGTCCCGTTACTTCTTGTTGATGTTTTGACTGAGGCTGTGGGTGAAAGACTACAGGCTATGGTTGAAGTACGCATGGAGTGGCGTGTGCAATTTAAGTGACCGTCAATCTCAAAGCTTGGGGCCGTTAGACGTAGCACGTTGTGTGAACTAACTATACAACGTAGAGTACTGCGCCTACAACTTTTGCAACCGGTCCAGTCGTCTGACTTGGATTCGACTCGGCCACGGGAGAGGA